TCGACGGTAAGATTACGAGCTCCAACGCAAACATCAATGCCGTTGCGAATGACCTTAAAGCCCAGATCACTCTTGAAGCTTCTCACAAGAAGGAGATTGACGGTAAGATTACGGACTCCAACGCAAACATCAATGCCGTTGCGAATAAACTCCAAGCCCAGATCGATCTGGAAGCTTCTCACAAGAAGGAGATCGACGGTAAGATTACGGACTCCAACGCAAACATCAATGCTGTTGCGAATAAACTCCAAGCCCAGATCGATCTGGAAGCACAGCATAAAGAGGAGATCGACGGTAAGATTACGAGCTCCAACGCAAACATCAATGCTGTTGCGAATAAACTCCAAGCCCAGATCGATCTGGAAGCACAGCATAAAGAGGAGATCGACGGTAAGATTACGAGCTCCAACGCAAACATCAATGCCGTTGCGAATGACCTTAAAGCCCAGATCGATCTGGAAGCAGAGCATAAAAAAGGTCTGGACAAGTCTATTGCTTCGATTAAGGTTACCGCCAACAATCTTGGATCGAAGATTGAATTGAAAGCGGACAAAACAACTCTTAACAGTAAAATCAATAAGATTAATGGCACAATAAATACCATTAATGGCAAGGTTACTACCATTAATAGCAATATTACTACCATTAATAGCAATATTACTACTATTAAGGGCGATATTCTCGATATTCAAACCGATGTAACAAGCGTAAAAAACCTAATTGCATCAAGTATAGATGCGGCACTAATTGGTTCGCGTAAGATAACTGCTGGTGTGCTTACGGCCACTAAAGTAACCGTCAGCGGTACAGCAACCGTCAGCGGTGCGCTTTCTGCCGCTTCTATAAACGTTAGCAGCACCGGGAGCATAAAGATTGGCGGAAATCCGGTAGCAACTCAGGCTTGGGTCACAGCACAGCTTGCAAATTATGCAGCCAGCAACCATAGTCACGCGTGGGGCGATATTACCGACAAGCCCACTACGTTTGAGCCGGCTACACATAGTCACGCATGGAGCGAAATTACCAGCAAGCCCACCTCGTTTAAGCCGTCCTCGCACACTCATGCGTTCTCCGCCAGCACCAAAGTAAACAATGGACATACGCATAGTGTCACCGTCTCTGGAACTCGGTACACAACCACCGGCGTATCTACTAATTCAGATCATCAAATTAGCATTTCCGGAACTACGAAGAGTAATTAAGGAGGCACTGTCATCATGACACTTTACGACCTTGGTATGGAAGTCGCTAAGATACGGGAGGCTATCAACTCTCTCGAAGTCAAGGGTGAGAGCAACGCCTCCTTGGTCGTCTACGCTTTTAAGAAGTGCAACGAAATCATTGAGGTAATCAACAACGTGGTTACGCAACAGCGGAATTCCAGTCAAAATGAAAAAGAGCAAACCGAAAAGGAGGAAGAAGTAAATGGCGAGCCGGATTCAAGAACTGCTTAACCGAATTCAGAACGCCGTTTACGGCATCGAAGTTCGGGACGCCATCCACGATAGCATCGAGGAATGTTACAATGACGTTTTCAACGCCAAAACTATGGCGGATGCTGCAACTACAGCTGCCAATACCGCCGCGTCCAACGCCACAGCCAAGGCAAGCGCGGCGGATACGGCCGCATCGAATGCCAACGCAAAGGCCACTGCAGCCAACACTGCGGCTACAGCTGCCACGACTGCTACCAATAACGCGAACAACGCCGTTGATCGAGTGAATACCGCTATAGCGTCGGCTAATCAGGCAGTGCTTGACTGTAATACGGCGATCAACAGCGCAAACAACGCAAGGACCAACGCCTCCTCTGCCGCGACCGCCGCCAATGCCGCCGCAACCGCTGCCAACACGGCCAAGACAAACGCGGATACGGCAACTTCCGCCGCGAATTCTGCAGCCTCTGCTGCGACCACAGCAAAAAACGAGGCGAATGCCGCTGCTACAGCCGCTAACAATGCAGCTACAGCTGCCACCGCTGCGGCCACCAACGCGAATAATGCTTCCGGATCTGCTTACAGTGCGGCTACGGAAGCCACTGATGCAGCTGAAGCTGCGAACACGGCAAAGGACAATGCTGTCTTAGCTACGAATGCTGCCAATTCCGCGGCAACTGCAGCCACGGATGCCGCAACAACTGCCAATGCCGCCGCTTCGAACGCCAGTCATGCGGCCGGAAATGTTCAGGATACGATTGACGCAGCCACAGAAGCAACGGAGGCTTGCAATAATTCGGCCGCGAATGCCAACGCAAAAGCATTGCTCGCTGACACAAAAGCAACGCTGGCCGATGAAAAGGCCACTCTTGCCGGTACAGCTGCGACTAACGCAGTTGAAAAAGCCGGACTTGCGAACGCTGCTGCTGAATCTGCTAATACAGCAGCCGATGCTGCCAACGCGGCAGCCGAAGCTGCGAACGCTGCTGCCGAAACGGTCAGTTCCGTCGTAACCGCAGCTACAGAAGCTGCTTCCGCCGCAACTGCCGCAAAAGAGTCTGCAATGGCTGCCGCGGCAAATGCCGCTACCGCAGTAAACAATGCCAATTCTGCAGTTTCAAACGCGAACACTGCTGCCAACAACGCAAACGAAAAGGCCAATGCCGCTATTGTTGCGGCAGATAACGCAAATGAAAAGGCGGGTTTAGCGAATACTGCGGCTACCAGAGCCACACAGGCTGTAACAGATGTTAATGTAGCCAGAGCCGCAGCAAACACAGCTGCAGCAGATGCCAGAAATGCCGCAATTCAAGCGAATGAAGCCGCTATGAATGCTGATTCGGCCAGAACCTATGCTGATGTTGCGACGACTAACGCTAATAGCGCCGCCACTCGTGCTGATGAGGCTTCCGAAAATGCACAGACCGCGACAAGCGATTGCAATACTGCAATCTACAATGCCAATGTGGCTGCCTCCAACGCAAACAGGGCAGCGTCGAGAGCCGATACGGCTTCAACCGCTTTGGAACGACTCACCGTTACTTCCGAAGGAGTTGGCCCTGACGATCTCGCCGAAGCGATTCTTAGCGAGATCAGCGGACACAAGAACATTCATTTTCGATTGAAGCAAGGCGCGAACGGCGCCCCCTATATCATCAAGGGCAATGCATATCCATCTGTTTCTGAGCTTGAAAGTGAGATAACATCTCCCAGCATAGGCGATCAGTACAATGTCGGCACTGAGCCGCCTTACAACGTGTATCGTTGGACCGGTACCACCTGGGAAGATCAAGGAAAGATAGGCATTTCAGTTGTCGGAATCACCAACGAAGAGATCAACGCCATCTATAGCGGCCAAACCATTACGCAGAGGAGCGGAAAGTATCTTAACATAGATGGTCTGACTTATCTCATCACCAGCAAGGTATTGACCGCGTTGGCCGGCAAAGTAGATGTGGTATCTGGCAAGGGTTTGAGCGCCAATGACTTTACCGACGCATACAGAGATAAGATTGGCGATCTTGAAGACCAGACGACTGCACTTGCTGCAACCAAGGTAGACAAGGCAACCGGTATGGTGCTCAGCCACAATGACTTTACCACCGCCTATAAAGACCAGATTGACCGGAATACCTCTGATATTTCCGATTTGGATGACAACAAGGTGGATAAGATTGATGGCATGGGGCTCAGCCACAATGATTTCGATGATAGTTTCATCGATACGATCAATGGCATACTCGAAACCATTAATGTTTTTACCAAGACCCAGACGATCTGGCGCATTATCGAGGACTCCACAGAAGAAGAACTTCTGGATTCGGAAGGAAACATCATTGAAGGCCGCGTCATGTTCGCCCTGTTGTAGATTTTAGAAAGGAGAAAACCATGTCCAAGAAGATTACAGAATACTCTCAGATCACGAAGCTTGACAACAATCATGTTTTTCTGGTGGATGGCAACACCGGCACCAAGACGATCCTGGCTGCAGATGCAATTCTGGAAATGCTGAGCCTGATCAGTCCTCAGGTCCATCAAGCCATTTTCCGTGGCAAGAGTTTGGGTTCTTCTCTCACTGATGCTCAGAAGACTGCTATTCAGGATGGCTCCTTCGATGATATTTTCCTGGGAGACTATTGGACCATTAATGGAACGATCTATCGTGTGGCCGATTTCGACTATTGGCTGCGCTGTGGTGATGTCGATTTCACCAGACACCATCTCGTTATTGTACCGGATACCAACATGTACACCCATGTGATGAACGATACAAACACCACCGAGGGCGGATATGCTGGATCCAAGATGTATACTGAAGGCTTGACTGAGGCAAAAAGCAGGATCAACGCTGCCTTCGGCGACGCTGTGCTTACGCATCGTGAATATCTGGTCGATGCTGTTACGAACGGTAAGCCTTCCGGTGGTGCGTGGTTTGATTCCACCGTCGAACTGATGAATGAGAATATGATGTACGGTTGCAAGATCTTTGGCGCTGTTTCCGACGGTTCCACCGTGCCCAACAATTACACCATTGACAAGTCTCAGTTGGCGTTGTTCAGAGCCGTTCCGCGATTCGCTCACAACCATCAGTGGTCCTGGCTGCGCGATGTGGTGTCAGGATCTCTTTTCGCTTGTGTACGGAACTTTGGTAGTTCAAACTACTACGGTGCTTCTTACGCTGGGGGCGTTCGTCCGGTCTTCGCCATCGGTTGATCCCGGGATCTACGAAAGGGTTTCGGCCCACGAAAGAAAACTAACTATTACCGATAAGGAGGGCTGATTCCAATGGCCAATGAGAAGGAAATTTGGGCGTTTCTATGGGAACGGCTCGGAAATGCATTCGGCGTAGCCGGACTGATGGGTAACCTGTACGCCGAATCGGCGCTCAATCCTAAGAACCTGCAAAACACCTATGAGAAGAAGCTCGGCATGACGGACGCCTCTTACACGGAAGCCGTGGATAAGGGTTCCTACAAGAACTTTGTGAAGGATGCTGCTGGCTACGGGTTGGCTCAGTGGACCTACTGGACACGCAAGCAGAAGCTGCTGAACTTTGCAAAGAAGAAGGGCTCGTCTATCGGTGATTTGGAGATGCAGCTGGAGTTCCTCTGGAAGGAGCTCGGCAGCTATAAGTCGGTGCTCAAGGCACTGATCAACGCCAAGTCCGTCAGAGAGGCTTCCGATGCTGTTCTGACCCAGTACGAGAAGCCTGCGAACCAGAGCGAGTCTGTCAAGAAGACGAGAGCAAAATACGGTCAGAAATACTATGATCAATTCGCAGTGCTTCCTGTGAAACCTACGACCGGCGAAAAGGAGGAAAAAACCGTGAGCACCACCATTAAGAGCTCAAGCGGCAAGGTTGTCACCATTACCGCCAATTCTCTCAATGCTCGCGTCGGCGATTCGCAGAAGTATGATTCCATCGGCAGCGTGAAGAAGGGTGAGAAATACGAATGGGTGGCCACCTCTCCGACGACTGGCTGGTATGCCATTCGCATGGACGAGAGGATTTGCTGGGTCTCGCCTAACTGCTCCAAGGTGGAGGTTGCGTAAGGCCATGAGTGAAGTAATTCTCGCAGCAATCATCACCGGCGTGTTCGCCGTCATCGCTCAAATGATCATCGCCAAACAGTCCAGCAAGGAACTCTACGCCAAGCTGGACAAGGAATCCGAATTGTCTGATGCCCGGCTTGACGCAAAGCTGGAGAAACATCAGGCGGTCACGGATACCAAAATCGAAGAGCTTACGCGGGAGGTCCGGGAGCATAACAACTTTGCTCGTCGAGTTCCCGTGCTCGAAGAAAAGGTTGCGAACCTGGAAAAGAAAGGATGATTTACCATGCTTAGCAACAAGACCTATGATATTCTCAAGTGGATTGCTCAGTTCCTGCTGCCGGCGCTGGGAACGCTTTATTTCGCCTTGGCGGGTATCTGGAACTTTCCCTATGGTGAACAGGTGGTCGGAACGATTACCGCCGTAGACACCTTTCTGGGCGTCATTCTTGGCATCTCTAACGCGCAGTACAAGAAGGACATGGAACTCCTGGACAACGGTAACTAATTATAATTACATGGGAAAGGCGCTCGTCCACGCGGCGGGCGCTTTCCCTTTTGGTTTTTTCAAACTTGGAGGTGAAATTGTGGAAATTAAGATCCCCATTTGCGAAAAGTACGTCCTTTCCGTTGAGGAGGCGGCTTCATATTTTCATATCGGTGTGAACCGACTCCGCAAGCTGATTAGCCAGCATAAAACCGCCGACTGGGTTTTGTGGAACCAGACACATGCCCAGATCAAACGCAAGAAGTTTGAGCAGTTCATTGATTCTTTGAATACACTCTGAGAAGAATTAGTGCCGCGGCTGTTGAGAAATCGGTCGCGATATGTTATACTATCTGCGTCTGAGAATTTCTTGATGATGCCGTGGCTCGCATAAGGAGGCAGCCATGACAGCAAGAAGAAAGGATACTAAGGGAAGAATCCTGAGGGACGGGGAAATTCAGAAGGCAGACGGACGCTATGAATACAGATACTATGACGTGAACAACTGCCGGAAAAGTATCTATTCATGGAGGCTTACGGAAACGGATGTCGCACCTGAAGGCAAACGCGATTGCCAAAGCCTGAGGGAACTGGAACATCAGCTGACCCGGGATGTGCAGGACGGCCTGCTTACGCAGCAGAAAGTCACGCTCAATAGCCGGTGGGATGACTACATCAACAATAAGCCTGAGCTCAAGCAATCCACCCGCACAAACTATCGATACATGTATGATAAGTACGTGCGGTATGAGATCGGCAACATGGCTATGGCATCCATCAAGTTTACCACCATGAAGAAATTCTTCAACCATTTGCTTCACGACATAGGGTTCAAGCCAAACAGCGTCGAAATTGTACACACGATCCTTCATCCGGTATTTACCATCGCCATGCGGGACGGATTGATCCGCATCAACCCGACAGATGGCATTATGGCCGATCTCAAGCGTTCTAACGACTGGGAAAAGCCGAAACGCCATGCGTTGACCGAAGAGCAGCAGCGGGCGTTTATGGCCTTTGTAGAGACCAGCAAGAAGTACAGCCATTGGAATCCACTGTTCACATGCTTACTTGGAACCGGCTGCCGTGTTGGCGAAATGCTGGGGCTCAGATGGGAAGATGTGCTCTGGAAGGAGAATGTCATTTCCATCAACCACACCCTGATCTACCGTTTGCAGGACAGCGGGAAGGTGGAGTTTCACATCACCACGCCAAAGACCCGAAACGGTATTCGCGTGATCCCGATGTTCCAAAACGTTCGCCGTGAGCTTCAAAATGAGTACATGCGGCAGGAGAAGACTGGCTTTTGCAAGGATGAGGTAGACGGCTATACCGGATTCATCTGGCAAAACCGCTTCGGAACGGTTCTTGGACCGCATCTGGTCAACCGCGCCATTGCTCGGATTGTGGAAGACCATAACGAGACGGAGATGGAATCTGCCAAGTCAGAGAACCGCGAACCGCTGATCATTCCAAGGTTCAGTGTCCACCAGCTTCGCCACACATTCTGCACCAGACTGTGCGAGAACGAAACGGACTTGAAGCTGATCCAGGAGATCATGGGGCACGCGGATATTTCCACCACGATGGATGTGTACAATGAGTCGAACACAGAGCGCAAGAAGGCGAGCTTCGCAAGGCTCGAAAGCTTGACCGATATTTTCTGAATTTACCACAGAATTTACCACAGATGTCCGTGAGGTTGCGTGGCGTTATGTGGTATTACATACAAGAAACGGGACGATATTTAGTGAAAGACGCACAAAATCGGCCCTTTCCCGGCACAAATTTACTAATCCCCACGATGAAGCCCATCGAAGGCTGATCGCGCGGTCCTCCCCGGCCGCACACCCCGTTCAAGCCATATCGATACCCCGCACCCATGACGGATGCGGGGTATTTT